ATGACAAACAACAAGAACTTTTTATTATCACGGATGACAGTGCTCGTATGTGTACTCGTTACCACACTGGCAGTGTTCTTTATAGGGTTTCAACTTGAAACGACGCCATCGGAGGACAGCCAAATGGACAGATGGGTCGGAATTGCCACGGTATGTACAGCAATAGCTTCCATCGTCGTCGGCCTGATAACGGTTTGGATCATGTTCGATCAGCAGAAAATGCAGGACCGGTTGCTGGAATACCAAAAATTGGAGCATCAGCCCAATTTTATAATTAAAAATGTGGAATATCCGGGACATGACGAAGAGGGGAAAGATTCATCATACGAGGAGCTGGAAATTTACAACTATGGTACACGCTCATTTCTGATTAAGAACATCATAGTGAAAACATTTTTAGTCTGGACGTACGACCATCCAAACCAGCATTTTGTTGATAATATCCATTTCTTCGATTATTGGGGCAATGCGCAACGCACATCCGACAATGATTTGATTTTTAGGACAAAAAATTCTAAAATAAGAAGGAATCTGGCTAAGTATTATAGTTTATTAGCCTATTCATGTAATTTGCCGGATACTCACGATATACCCAAAATATATTTCGAAAAGAATACAATGGTGATGATTGAGTACATGGACCTGTATGGTGAACCCCGTGTCAAATATTTCCAGAACGGCTATCCGGTGGACAAGGACACCTATGAAAAACATACCGCCTGCCAATCGGGGCATTATGCCTCGATAGAAGACTTTAACTTGTGGGAATACAAGTCGAAATACCATCCGTCAGAAAAACAAAAAGTTGCAGGAAATCCCCAATCGGATATATCATAATGCCTTTTTATAGGTCAAATAACTATTATTTCTTGATTTTATACGGCACGCTCAACCGCTGACGGTAGCCGCCCACGCCGAATGTGGTCGTCACCTCTTCCACCAGATAAACGCCGTTTTTCGAGGGGTTGCGGTTGTCGATGAGCTCCACCTGCACGGCAGGCTGCAACCCGAAATCCCCGAAAACGGTCACTGTCCCGGTGATACCGTTCAGGTTGTAGTTGCGGAAATACTCCGTCGTCTCTTCCACAAGCTGATCGGAGGTGATGCCGATGTGCGGCGACATGTACGGCACGATGGTGTAGGTCGAAAGATCGACTTTCGTCTTCGTCGCGGCGCCCTTGGCGGTCGTGTTCCCGGTAACCTTGTGCGTCTTCTTGGAGATCTGCGTGGCATTCACCGTCTGGTACTGCCTGCTGCCGGCAACCGTCGGGTCGTACTCGGGGTTCAGGCGGACGGTCACCTCGAAGAATTTCTCGTCGGTGCCGAGCGCCTTACCCGTGACGGCGAGGAATTTCGGGTCGGTCTTGACGACTTTTAGGTCGCTCTGCGCCACGTGCTCGTTGAACAGGATCTTGAAAGGGCCCGTCGATTCGTCCTCGGGGAAAACCGGCTGCGCCTTGCTCGACGAGTACGGGCGGCCCACAGCAATCGCCGGCATCGCTCCTTCATCCTCGGCATCGTATTTCAGGAAGCAGTAGACCTTGTATTTCGACCACTCGGAGAGGATGTCGGCCACGGTGAAGTTGTCCGTCACCTTGACCTTGCCGATATGTATCTCGCACTTCTTCGTGTCGGAGTGAATCTTGAACCCCGTATCTTTCAAAATGTTGTATTTTCCCTCCAGCACCTCGTTCACGGTCGTTCCTTTTGCGGGGGTCTCGAAATGCGGCGCAGTTTTGAGCTTGAGCTTGTAGGCCATGTTCTCGCACCGGATTTCCAGCATGCTTTCCGAGTTGTAGCCGGTGATGTACCCGTCGAACATGTTCTTTAATATGCCGTTGTACCCCAGCTTGATGTTGATGCGCTGGCCGACCTTGAAGACCGTCCCGTCAACCACGCGCTGGGTCGTGCGTTTCTCGATGACGACCCCGTCCTGCATGACCTCGGCCGTCAGGCGTGAGGCGTCACGGCCTTCCAGCGTCACGGCCCCGATGATGGTGGAACGGCACACCGTCCCTTTCGGAAATACTACTTTCGCCGTGCCGATGAGTTTCTTGTAGCTCTCGTTGATTTCAAGGGTGTGGACTTCCGTGATCTCCACACCGTCCGTTATTTTCATCGGGTTGGAGGGGTCGGCGTCGCCGACGGTAATCCTGCAGCAGAGCACGTCCATCATAGCCATGTGAATTTCAACAGCGAGGCGGGATCGACGACCTCGGTCCCGAACTTTACCCACTTGATCCATTTGTTGGTATGCTTGATGGCCGTGTCGACGACTTCGGCCTCGGCGAGTTTCAGCTCCACAGCCTCCGAGGGCTCCACGGCGACACACGTGAGCGTATAAGGCTGCACGTTGCGGCAATCCGTGGGCTGGAAGGTGTAGCTCTGGATGATGAGCCGCGTGATGTTGAACTGCCTCAGCACCGTGTTGTCGCACTCGATGACACCCTTGTACTGCACCAGCCTGATGAATTTCGACACCTCGGCTTCGGGATACACGTCCGGATATTTCGAGGTGATCCTGCCGCTTACGGTAATTTCCAAGTCTCCGCCCGAGATGAACTCCTTGCGGGTGTAGTCGCGCCCTTGTACCTGCGTGAGCAGGATGTTGTTGCGGCTCGACACCTGCACCTGCGGCCCCGGATCGACGAACGTCACCAGACCGTACTTGCTGTTGGGCTCCGCCTTGCCCTCCTTGTTGTCGTAGTATTTCCCCTCCTTGGGAATGGAGAGCTCCAGATAGTCCTGCACGGTGCGGCCGACAATGGTGTCCGTGTAGTTCTTCTGCCGCGCCACGGCCTGCTGCTCGCTGATGAGCTTGTAATATTGCCCCGTCTTGTTGGCCAGACTCGACTGCGACTGCGTTTCGAGGTACTTGTCCCGGACACGCTGCTCCCAATACTTCATGTAACGCGGGTAGGAACGCAGCAGTCCGTAGGCCGCCTGCGAGACAGCCTGTATGGCGGCGCGTTTCAGCAGGTCATGGTGCTTGGAGAAGTAATGCACCTGCCCGTCCTGCAATTCCGCCAGTCCCATGCCGAGGGCCCGGCGCGTGGCGTCGCTGATGTACCCTCCCAGCGTGCCGTTGTTGAGTATGCCGCCGCTCAAGAGGGTCGAAGCGGCTATTTTAACCAGTCTTGACATGTCGTTATGCGTTCCACGAGGCGTCGAAGTCATGCACGACATCGATCAGCGCCTCGGCGAGTTGTTGTTTCAGGTTCTGTATCTCTTCACGTTGGCCCTCCTCGGATTTCATCAGGTCGATGGTACGGACGCTGAGCAGGCTGTCGATGTTGACGATCACCTGCTTGGGTGCCGTCGAGGAGAGCTTGCCCGTCCCGGAATAATTGCCGCCCGCGCCGCCGTCATCCAGATGGGAGTTGGTTATCGGATTGCTTGCGAACGGGCGTGTGTCGTTGGAGTCCGGCTCGTTGCTGTACTGGTCGGGGGTAAAGCCCGCCACGCGCAGGATGTTCTCCGCTGCCTCGGCGGAACCGCCGAAGGTGCGGCGCAGCGAGGAGAAGAACTGCACCAAGGCGTTATGAGCCAGCTTGCGATCCGCGATGTTATCCACCCGCTGTGCGTCGGTGGCGTTCCTGTCCAGTGTCCGCTGCACCCAATGCCCCTCCTTGTCCAGCGAGAAACCCCAGTCGGAGAGCTGCCCGAAGTCGAAGCCTCCCTTGCGCATCAGTTCCCGTGCCCCGGCGGGACTGGCGATGGCGTCCCGGTAGAGCGTCGCCGCACGGATGATCTCCGGAACGGTCTTCTCGTTCATGTACCGGGCGTAGTCGTAGGTCTGCGCGGCCACGGATTCCGGTTTATCTCCGATATCCCGGTTATAGACGACCTTCCCGTCCACCTCGCGCCACAGGCTCCGGTCCAGATACTTGTCCTGCTGCCCGTAACGTTCCCTGACTGTTTTCAGGAAGGCATCCATCTCCAGCACGGTCCCCAGCTTCCCGAACTCGGCATAGGCGGCGTTGATGCGTGTCTGGCTGTCCCGTTCGGCCAGTGTGAGCAGGGCTTCCCGGATGTCGTCCTGAGCGGCATCATCCATGTTGTAGACGTTGTCGCGGGAGACCATGCCCTCCGACGAGGCGATGGAGAACTCCCCGAGGAAGCCCGCCCACCAGTTACCCGTGAAAGCCCCGATCTTGTGTCCCGACGCCTCCTCTATGGTCTTACCGGCGACGACCTCGTCCACGGCCTGCTTGGTTCTCAGAGCCATGTTGTAGGTCTCGCTGAGCGAGGCGTGGAGGGCCTCGATGGAGGGATACCGGTACTTGCGGTTCTGCTCGATCTCTTCCAACACGGCGTCCTTCGCCTCCTTGACCTTCCAAGTCTTGTAGGCTACCCATCCCAGAGCGCCTACCAGTGCCGCGATGCCCGCCGTGGCGGCCACGGCTCCTGTGCTGATGGCGCTGAGCGAGGCCGCCGCGCCCGTCAGACCGCTTCCGGTCGCCACCTGCGTGGCGAAGAGCGACTGCAGGACGCTTTTGGCGCCGATGGTCCCGCTTCCGGCCAGCAACGCCCGTGTCATTGCCCCGCGTCCCGCGACCCCTGCCGCCTGCATCGTGGAGACGATGGCGCGTTTCTGCGCGAAGGAGAGGCTGCCGGAGCGTCCCAGTCCCACCAGTCCCTGCACGGCCTCTATCGACCCTGCGGCGGCGGACTGCCTGCCGATGAAGCCCACGGCGATGCCTATGTTGGTCAGGGCTCCGGCTATCTTGAAGAGTCTGGTGGCGACGACTCCGGTGAAGAGTACCGGTTCTATCCAGCGGAAGTTGCGCGTCACCCATGCCCCGATGTTGCCTATGACGGTGAAGATGTCGAGCAGGGCATTCCCGATGGCGACCAGCCCCCGCGTGAACTCCGGGGCCTTGAACCTGTCGAGCAGGGTACGCAGCACGCCCCGGATGGCGGGTTCGAGTATCTGGTACGCCTGCATGAAGCTTTCGGTAAGCTGCGAGGTGACTTGTGCCCAAAGTCCCTTGGTCGTGTTCTGCTTGACGAGCGCCAGCTCCGAGGAGATGCCCTGCGAACCCCGGTTATGGGCGGTCAGGGAGCGCAACTGATCGTAGTTGCGCACGAACATCATGGCGGCGTTGCCGCCGATCTTGCCGAAGATGGCCTGCATGTCGGCCATCGACGCGCCCTTGCGGTTCAACTCCTCGAAGATGTCGGCCAGAGGCCGCAGCTTCTCGACCATGACACCCTCGATATTGCGCATCTCGGTGAATTTCACGCCCAGACGGTCGAGCACCTTCTGGGCCTCCTTGGTCGGCTTGGCGAAACGTGTGGCCATGGCCCGCATCGACGTGCCGGCCAGCGTGCCTTTCAGTCCCATGTTGCCAAGAAGACCTATGGCAGCGGTCGACTCCGTGAAGTCCACGCCCGCCATGCGCAGGTAACCGGCGGCCATCTTGTAGGACTCGGCTACCTCGACGATATTGACGTTCGAGCGCGAGATGGTCGAGGCGATGATGTCCGCTACGCTGTCCATGCTGTCGTTGTTGATGTCGTACCCGGCCATGATGTTGGTCGCCAGATCGGCGATGTAGCTGACGTCGTTGTCGCCGATGAGCGCGAGGTTCGTGATCGGACGGATGGACTTGTGGATGGTCTCGATGTTCATGCCGGCCATCGTGAGGAACTTCACGGCTCCGGCCACTTCGACGGCGGTGTATTTCGTGTCGATACCGATTTTGCGGACGTGCCGGGCCATCTCGTCGAACCGCGTCTCGAAGGTCTTCAGGTCGGTATCGGCGACACGCAGAATGGAGTGTGCCGACTCCATGATGTTGGAGTATTCGACGGCTTTCTCCAGCTCCGAGCGCACGAGGCTGTATCCCATGTAGGCGTTGAGCATCGAGGCGAAGGGCAGGTTCCGCAGAGAAGGCGCCTTCGAGTATTGTATGCGGTTGATGGCCGCACGCCGCTTGCTGCGGTAGAGTGTCCCCGCCGCGGTCTCCTGCCGCTGCATCAGCCGCAGGGACTGCACGGCGTTCCGCCGTTCCCTCCGGGTGGCTTCCTGCTCGGCGCGTTTCCGCTCCGCCAGCTCGGCCCTGTTCCGCCTCTCCTCGGCACGGCGCAGCTCTGCCGCCTCCTTTCTCGCTGCGGCCTCCGCCTTCTTGCGGGCACGTTCCGCTTCCCGCGCGGCGTTTTTGCGTTGCCGCTCCTCTCTTTTTGCCGTGTCGAGGATTGTCCTACGACGCTGTTGTGCCTCGTAACGCTCTTCCTCCTGGGCCATGCGCTGCCGGTGCATCTGCTGGTCGGAGTAGAGTTTCTCCATCAGTTTCTGCCGCGCTTTGTCCGGCAGGACGAAGGGTTGCGGGGCGAACGGTACGGGAGTATCCGGCATGTACGCGGCAGGTGTACCGGGAAGTCCGCCCCGGATATTCAGGGTGAACGTGGAGGCACTCTTGATACGCCCGAGCAGTGAAAGGACGTTTTGCAAGCGTTTCTCGGCCACGTCGGTCCTGATGTCGAGTTCCCGACCCCGCGTAACCGCGACCAGTGCCGAGTTGATTTTCCCGATGGACTTGGTGATGCGCTTCTGCGCCTCGGTCATCGTCGTGACGGACGAGGCGGCGTTCTTCTCGATGTCCGCCTTCCGTATCTCGGCGGCTTTCTTCTCGTAAAGGCTCTTGGCGTTGGCCTTGATTCGCTTCGTGTCGAGCGCCTGCCCGGCGTTGATGGTCAGGCTGATGCCCTTGGAGAGCCCCGCGATTTCAGTCAGAAGGGTCTTGACACGCTCCAGCTTTTCCTCGCTTTTTTGCGTGTCGATGGTCAGGCGGTAGTCGAAATTACGTTTCTTGCCGTTCTTGGTGCGGAACACGCGGTCTATCTCGTCCATCATGTTCTTGATGTTCGTGACCGCCGGCGTCAGCGAGGCCTTGGCCTGCACCAGCTTGCCCACGGCCTCGCCGAACGCGATAACCTGCCGGGTGCCCTGCGAGGCATCGACGTTAATGGTGTAGTTTACCTGGTAATTCTGTTCCTGGGCCATGTCAGTGGGTGTTTCCGCTATAAAAGATTAGTGCCGTAAAACGGCTCGGGATTAAAGGCAACCGCCGCAAGTCTTGCGGGCTTGCGGCGGTTATCGGGGGGGCCTCTCCGGCAGGGAGACCGGCAGCGGCATACGGACGGCAAGCATCTGCTCGTGCAGCCACAGGGCGTCTTCCGAGAGTACGGCGAACTCCTCGTCCGTGACGGTGTCGAGATCCACCCCGGGAAAGTAGTGGCGCACGTAGATCATCCGCTGGCGGATGCGCTGCTCGTCCGTGACGCGCCACCGGTCTATAAGTTTACCAGCAGGCTCTGACGCGTGGTGATAAGCTCGGAGAGTTGCCCCATGAGGCCGAAGAGGAAGAGCGACTCGTTATCGACGAGCTCCCTGTCCCCGTCAATGAAGCAGTCACGGGCCAGCGTCCGCATGGCTGTCACCTCGTCCTTCTTCGAGGCGGCCATGAACTTCGAGAACTGCGGGAAAGTGGGCTCGCCCATGTAGGCCACGTACACCTCCTTTTCACCGCAATCGGTCTCGCCGAAGACCACCATCGGGTAGATTTTTCGGAGTTTCTTCTCCTCCTTCAATTTGAGAGCCTTCTCCTTGATTTCAGACTCCTGTTTCAGCGTGAGCATCTTTTCATCCATATCGATAGGTTTTTAATTCATCAAAAGAGTAGGAAGACTCCTATCAGAAGGTTGTAAGAAGGCTGTTTTTCTTGGCGGTCCGCCTCGTGTACCCAAAAAAATAAATATACGGCTGGCCGTTTCCATTCCGAACACGGCCAGCCGGTTACCACCGGTTCCATATACAGGGAAAAGCGGCGGCATCCCCGTGTCCGGACAGGGAAAACAGGTGGGAATATTTGCCTGTTTCGTTATTTTGGTGTATATTTGCGGTAAATAATACCACAATGGCGACAAAAATCAACAAAATATTGCAGCAGGTACCGAAGGATGCGCTTCTGTTCTCTTCCTGGATGTCCGATAACGGGATAGACCGGAAAGAGCAGACTTCCTACGTGAAAAGCGGATGGCTCGAACGCGTGGCGCAAGGGGTATACAAAATATCCGGGGCGACCCCCACGCTGTATTCGGCCTTGTCCTCCTACAACAGCCAGCTTTCAAAACGGTGTCACGTGGGAGCTTCCTCGGCGCTTGACATCAGGGGGTTCTATCATTACGCCTCGATGGGAAAGCCCCGGGCTTTCCTGTTCACGCTGAAGGACGAGAGACTGCCCTCCTGGCTGTTGAACGCGCAATGGGACATGACAATACGGTATTTCACCACCTCCGTGTTCGGGGATGACTCCCTGGGAGTGGAGATGACAACGGAAGGGGGTGCCAGGATGCCCGTCTCTTCCCCGGAACGGGCGTTCATGGAATGTCTGCTGCTTGCCCCGACGGACTATTCTTTCATGGATTCTTTCTATATCATGGAGATGCTCACGACACTCCGTCCCAAAATGGTACAGGCGCTGTTGGAAACCTGCACGTCCGTCAAGGTAAAACGGGTGTTCCTTTACATGGCTGAGAAAGCCGGGCACCAGTGGTTCAAGGCTCTGAACGTGGAAAGAATCGACCTGGGCTCGGGAAACAGGTGCCTGGCGGAGAACGGTACGTATATAAGTAAATACAACATGGTAATACCCGAAGAACTTGCGAATTATGAATAACGTGTACGCCCAAAAAGTGGAGCTGCTGCTCCGGATAATCCCCCTCATCGCCGAGGACGAGTGTTTCGCCATCCACGGCGGGACGGCAATCAACCTGTTCCTTAAAAACTTACCCCGGTATTCGGTCGATATTGACCTGACATACGTGCCGTTGGAAGACCGCGCCACGAGCCTGGCAAGCATAGACAGGCACCTGAATGCCATAGCCACCAAAGCCAGACGGGCATTCAAAGGCATGAATATCGTTCCCGTACCGGCAACCAGCAAGCTGCTGTGCGAATATAGGGGAAGACAGATAAAGATAGAGGTCAACCAGACCAAACGCGGGATTGTCGGTGGCCACGTGCAAGTACTGCCGTTATGTGACAGGGCGCAGGAAGAATTCGGGATGTACTGCGAGGCGAGGATCGTACCGACGACGCTCCTGTACGGCGGAAAGGTCGCGGCGGCCCTCTCGCGCCAGCACCCACGCGACCTGTTCGATGTCCGGTACATGGATGTACCGTTGGAAGAGATCAAGGAGGGGTTCATTTTCTGCCTTCTCGGGAGCGACCGGCCGTTGCATGAATCATTCGCCCCAAACCTGTTGGACCAGACTGACGCGATGGAGAAACAGTTCGCGGGCATGACCGAGACAGAGTTCACGTACAGGCAGTTCGAGGAGAGCCGTACCGGTTTGATACAGTCGGTCAACGCCCTGATGACCGATGCAGACAAGCGGTTCCTGCTGGAATTCGAAAGAGCGGAACCTGTTTGGGAAGGAAGCGGGTACGAGGCATTCCAGGAATACCCGTCCGTGCGATGGAAACTGTTGAACTTGCAGAAACTGAAAAAACAGAATCCTCAAAAGCTGTATTCGGAAGCTGCAAGACTACAATCCGTCTTCGGGCTGTAATCACCCGTTACAGTTTGACCAGTTTTCCCACGATGCCGCACGTTTCCAGAACGGAAGTGTTCCCTTTGTCAAAAGCGATCAGGCATGACGGGGCGCCGGCCGTTCCTCCCTGCTCGCCCGTAACGTGGAAGAAGCTGAGCCGTCCCCTGATAAAGAGTATGGAGTCCGCACCGGGGAATATCAGCTCATGAAACAGCCTCGTGTCCGTGCGGGCGAAAGTCAGCGCTATGGCGTTGCGGTGCTGCGCGCAACGTCGGATGAACTGCACGATGAGCGCCGTGTCGTACGGCGGGTTACAGAACACGCGCCCGAACCACGGCTGTCTGAGCCCGTCATCCTCGATGGTATAATGGTGCCGGGCCGTGTCCCACGGGCGTTTCACGGGAGCGCAGGGGTCCAGATCAAACGGGCCCAGCCGCCCCAGGATGGCGGGCGGCGTGAGCCACTCGTTTTTCCCTGTCGAGGATTTGCCTTCAAAGGTCACGTCCATAAGCCTCAGATTGTATCGCCGTCACCTATCTGGATGTCAAAGGGATTGAGGTCGAACTCGTGGGTGATGTTCGTGTCGTCCTGCTGCGATTCGAGACAGTCCTCGGTGAAGATGCAGCCCTTGAGCGTCACGGTCGTGGTCGTCCAGTCGTCCGAGGCCATGGGGTTGGCAAAAGAGATGATCAGGTCGAACTCCCCGATTTCAAGCAGCGAGCCGTACACAGAGCGCAGCGTCTGCTGCGTGGCGTAGTCCATGGTAATCGAGGCCGTGTAGGTGATGTTCCCGAAGCCGCGGCTGACGGGCTTTCCACCCATGCCGTAGTTACTTTCCACCTTGCGTTTCTTGGACCACTTGATGGCCGACACACCCTCGAGCGTGGTGGAGCCCTCGTCGATGCCGAGGGCGGTCGATGCCAGGGTGATCATCGACCAGCTGTATGCCACGTTATTGATTACTGCCATGTCATTCGATTATTTTGCGGTTAATGAAAGTCCCTCCTCGACGTAGATCTTCACGGCTACCCCGACCGGCACGATGACGTAGGAGATGCGGAGCGTGTCGTCCACCAGCACGTTCTGGTTGGCGTCGATGGTGACAGCATAGCCGCTGATCTCCTGCGCCGCCTGCATCTTGGCGAGGATATCGCCGACAAGCGTCTTGAAGGAGGTTATCTTGGATGGGGCGAGGTAGCCCGTCGAGGGGTTGACCATCAGCGGCGAGTTGACGTACGGCAGGAGCGCCTCGCGCACGGCACGGCGGCTCTTGTTGATGGTACGGTTGCGGGCAATGGTGCGGTAGTCCCCCGTGGAGCAGGTCTGGTCTTTCGAGATGTAGATGCCGTTCTCACGCCCGGCGTACTTGATCGGGAAGATGTATCCCTTGTCGTCGAGCTCGTCCAGCAGCGAGGGGGAGAGCGACTCGTAACGGTTCAGGCTCAGGAAATTCTCCTCCGCCTCGTCAAGGTTGATGTCGCCGAATCCCAGCTCTATCTCCTGGAAGTGGTCCGTGAAAAGGTTGAACTGCTTCACCCACGCGACGGACTCGTGCACGCCGGCCCTAGAGATGGCCCCCATCACGGCCCCGAGGAACCCGACGGGCGTGTGGTTCACGTTACGCATCTGCATGAGCGTGACGGTCTCGTGGTGCGCCTGCCCGAAGATGCAGCTGACACGGCTCGCCTCGCAGATGCATGAGGGAATCCTGTTCAGGTCGATCTGGCGGCCTTCGGTGGTGTCTCCTCCCGTGTTGGAAGGGTTGGCCGAGAGGACGAGCGACAGGGGCTGGTTCAGCTCCGCCAGCGAGACGGCCACGTCGTTCAGCCCCTTGACAAGGTTCAGGCTGTACTTCTCCGCCGCGCTGGCGGCTTTCCAGAGCGGCTGCTCGGTCCAGATGCCCATCTGGTTGATCATGCCGCCGGCCGCGCGCTGCATGATCTCGACGGCCTCCCACGAGGAGGAACAGTCGGCGAACATCACGTAGAGCCTGCCCGTGCCGTTCACGTTGCCCGACATGCGGAAAAACTCCCGGATATGGTAGGCCGGAATACCGTGCAGGAAGTTCACGTTCGCCTCTTCCTCCTCGGTCGCCTCCACGCGTTCGATAATGCCGAAGTCGTTGACGGCGGACTTGAAGGAGGTGATGTAGCACACGTCGCCCGGTTTGAGTTTCGTCTCGTTCGTCTTGCCGTATCCTTCCGTGAAGAGTGTCGGCTGCAACGACACGTCGAACAGCAGCCCCGTCACCTTCTCGTTGGAGGAGCCCGTATCGTACGGGATGTTGCCATCCACGTCCTTGATGAAAACATTTCCGAGTGCCATAGGTTATGATTGGTCTTTAAGCTGGTTATAAAAAGGATTCTCATACAGCACCGCCTTGCCCCGGATGGCGGCCGGCGTGTCCGGGGAAAAAGTCCCGCCGTGCGCGTCGATGTAGAGCGAGGGGTAGCCCGGGAATTTCTTCAGCAGTTCCGACGCGAAGGCGTCCGGCATCCGTGCCTCTGCGTGCTCCCTTTCTTCCGGCTTTGCCGGAGGTGCCGTTTCCGCATGCGCGGGTTCCGTACCGTTTGCCGTTTCCGTCGTTTCTGTCGTATTTGCCGGTCCTCCCTGCGGGGTGTCGTCCGTTGTGACCGGAGGTTTTTCCTCCGTGTTGATTTTCTTTGCCATGATGGTCGGGTAAAAATTTGGGGAGCGGGGTTTCGACTCCGCTCCCCGGGTGAGACATTCAAATCAGATGAAAGGTGGTGTATGTCGTTTATTCGGTTTTCTTGTAGGCGGTATGCACGACGATCTCGCCCGGGCGGACGATGTTCACGTCCATCTTCATTCTCATCTGGAAGAAGAAAAGCTCGGAATTGGCCTGCAGGCGGTCGATTTTCAGGATGTCCGTGTCGTTGGCGTAATCGACACCCATCCACAGGTTGGAGTCCATGCCCGTGGAGAACTCGCCCAGAACCATCGTGTGCTCGGGGATACCGACGATGGGAATGATGCGCTTGCCCTTGAAGCGGTACTTGTTCACCTCGGTGTTCTCCGAGTACTTGACCTGCTTGTCCGAGATGTACTGGTCGTAGGCGTCCCAGGCATCCCAACCGACGATGAAGGCCAGCGAGGTCTTCTTGCGTATCTGCTTGGGGCACTTCTTCCACATGGCATAGAGCGCCGCCTCCACCGCGGCCCCGTCCGTCAGCTCGGTCGTTCCCGAGACGACGCACTGCCCGCCGGCGATGGTCTCGGCATCCGTGGCGTTCACGTTGTCGATGATGCGCTTGATGACCCCGTCGAAATACTTCTCGCGGTTGGCGCCGATCTTCGTGCAGCCGGCAGGTTCCGTGACCTTGGCAGCCGTCTCGCCGCCCCTTGCCGCTGTCCAGATGGCGTTGCCGATGTACTCGTTCTTCTTCTCGATGAGAAGGCGCAGCATCGTGGCCTGGATTTTCGGGTCGAGCTCGCGGAAGACAAGGTTCCCCTCGGGCTGCGCGAATTTCCAGTATTTCTCGTAGTCGCGGGGGTTGAACTCCACGTAAATCATGAAATCCGAGGGTTCGAGGTAGCGCTCGGTGAGCTGGTACTCGTTGAAGCCGTCCTCACCCTTGGCGCCGTGGATGGGCTGCGGGGTCGGGATATTGTCCTGGATGACGTTCCCCAGCTTGATGGCCGGGAGCGTGTAGCGGTGCTGGATTCCCGTCTTGATGTGGATAAGGCCCTCGCGCACCGTGTCGTTGCCCTGCACGGTATAACTCAGAAGGTCTTCCAGCACCTCGCCGGAGTAGCCGTTTTGAAGGAAATTTACAGTATCTGCCATTGTCGAATGAGTTTGCTTGTTTTACAGATGAATCTCAGCCGACTGGCGGACACTTTTCCGCGCGAGGCATGATGCCTCCGGCATGTCAGTTTATAAGGTTCAGGGGTTCCCCTTGGGCGGGGATTACCCGAGCTTGCGGAACTCGAAGTTTTTGCCCACGACCTCGGTGACCTTCTCGGCCATCAGTTGCTCGGCCGTGCTGGCCGCCTCCGCTGCCGCCTGCACGTTCCCCGGGTCGGTGGCGATAGCCCGCGAGATCTTTTCCCGGGCGGGAATGGAAGAGAGCGTGCTCTCGGCAAGAGTGAAGTTCGAGGTGGCCATCTCCACCCACTGGGCTTTGGCCTCGCGGTCGATTTTCCCTTCGGTGATGGCGTTTTCGACCAGTGTCTCGATGCGGGACGCCTGCTCCTCTTTCTCCTTCTTGCGGTAGTCGGAGAGCTGCGACGTAGCCTCCGAGAGGTCTTTCTGCAGGTTCTGGATCGCGGCTTCCTTGCCGGCGATGACCGTCTGGGCGTCGCTGAGCGACTTTTCCAGCTCCTTGTACTTGGGTTCCAGTGCCGCCAGTTCCGAGATGCGGGCCATGACATCCTTGACCTCCTTATCTTTCATGCCGAGCGAGGCGGCAATGGCGCCGTACTCGAAACCTTGTGTCTTGTTTTCGTTTGCCATATCGTTTTCCGTTTGATTAAGAGTAGGTACCGCCGCGTCGAAAAGTTTATTCCCGGCCGCAACGCGGTTCATCAGTTCCTGTATGGAGGCCGTGTCGGTCATCGCGGCTATCTCGTCATGCACCTTCTCGCACAGCTGCTTCGAGGTGCGGATGACGTTTTCCGCCGGGATGATGCCCGCCTTGACGGCGGCCTGGGCATCGAAGTAGGTGCCGTCCTTGCCCGCCTCGCCGTCCATGATGGCGCGGACGTGTTCCGCTTTCAGGCCGAAACGCTTGCGGTAAATGGTCTCTATCTGCCGGGTGAAGGCCCGCACCATATCGGACACGCCGTCATCCGTGTCATCACCGGGCAGCATGGGGTTGTGGATCATCAGGATGGCGTAGTCGCGCATCAGGGAGCGTTTGCCGGCCGCCCAGATAATGGAGGCCATCGACGCCGCGACACCCTCGATGACGCACTCGGTATCGACTTTGGAGTTGGCGATGGTCGAATAGGTGGACATGCCGTAAAGCACGCTGCCGCCCTCGGAGTTGATCAGCACGCGGATGCACGAGGGCCGGACAATATTTTCCAGGAAGTCGAACTCGTCGTTGAAACGGGAGGTCGTCTCTTCCGTCACGCGCCCGAAAAAGCGGATGACGGCCGGCTCGCCCGTTTTCGCCTCGCCGACGACGTATTCAAGTGTATTTATGTCCATGGGAACTGTCTTTTGGATAAGAGTAGCGGAAGAATGCGCGAAAGGTTGAAAACAAAAGCGGGAGGTGTACGCTTCCCGTTCCGTGTGTTTTTGTCCTGCCGTTTTCCAGTCATTCGAACAGGCTCAGGATAAAATCCCGCCCTTGGGGTGTCCAAACCGTGAACGTGCAATAGAGCGGTTCCCTCGAGGTGTCGAATCCGTTCTGGAAGGTGCGTTTGCAGGTGTACCCCTTGCCGTCGTACTCCGGTGTCGGCACCCAGATATGCCCGCGACGGCGTTGTATACCCTTCTCCTGCAAGATGCGGTTGAGTTCCGCACCCGTCATGCCGAGCTCCGCGGCGATTTGCGAAATACGGTAAATCCGTTTATCGTCAGGGTTGCGGCTGCCGTGCACCTTGTCGTAGAACTCCACTTTGTGCATCTGGGACTCCAAGGTGTCGAGCAGCCGGTCGTTCTCTTCCCGTAGGGCGATGCTTTCCGCATAGCTGTCGCGCAGGCGCTCCACGACTTTCAGGACGAACCGCGGGTCTTCGGCAGCACGTGAGACAGTATCGGATGTCGCGGTCATGCCGTACCGCAACAGCTCCTTGATGCGGTCGTTGCACCAGATGGCGAAGAGTGGCGAGAGCCAGCGAGCGAATTCCAGTGCCACGTCCTCGTGGAAGAACGTGCCCTGGATGCCGTTACCACCCCGGATGACCCGTACCAGTTCCGTTCGGGGAATTCCCCGAACGGCTGATAACGAGGTGATAAACTCTTCCGTCTGTTTTAACCGGGTCCAGTCGCTGGGCTGCTTGCGGAATGGTTTGGCCATCTCGGAGGCGTTGACCGTCACTTGACGTTCCCCGATTCCGAAAGTTACCGGGTAGTCGTTGTAATCGAATGTCCGCAATGTAGTTTTCATCTTTTCCGTTTTGAATGTCTTTTCTGTAAGCGTAGGACCCATCCGGTAAAAAAGATTGTCCCCGGCCCTGTTTTTTATGGATTTTCGTCGTCGCCTTCGTCCCCGTCCGTGTCTGCCGGCGTGTCCATCTCCACCGACGGCTCGAACCCGGTCGCTTCGTCATACGCCGGCTCCGCGTGATGCCCGTGTCCCTGGCTGTCATGTTGCGGGGCGTCGCTGTGTTGTGTGAACGGAGGCATAACGAGATAACGTTCCACCCAGTTCCGGTAGCGCCATGCCGAGGACTCGCGGAACCACACCTCGTAATCGATCCAGTAGGCCTGCAGCATGTTGGTCGTGAGCGGCATGTCGAAGTACGTGAGGTTACAGCGCTCGCTAAGTGCCGGCTCCCGGTCCTTGGCATCTTGGATAGCCACGTTCAGGCGCTGGAAGACGATGAACGGGTCGCACTCGCGTTCCGGGTCGGAGTTGTTGAGCGTGTCGAGGATGAAGCGCACGCGCATCGTGGCGCGGCCTTCCCCGATACGCTGTTGTTGCACGAGGTAACGGACGTTGATGAAGTGGATGAACACGGCGGGGAACGCCGTCTCGTACTCCGTGTTCTCGCCGCGCACGATACGGGCGAACTGCCCGTTGTCGATGGCGACGGTCTTGAACAGCGGCGGCGAGAGCGGGTTGTCCGGGTCCTCGCGGACGGTGAGGATGGCGCGACGCACGGCATGGTACATGTTCACGAACGGGTTCTCCGCGACTTCTTCCGGCTGGTAGTTTGTCACCGGAGTTTGTTGCCGGGGTGGTTCTACAGGATGCTTGTCTTTTATCATACGCCCGGGAATCCATTAAAAATCATGTCGGTGAAACGCGAGGCGACATGCCCGTCTATCTTCGGTGAGAATCCGATGAAGGGACGGTGCACGGGACGCCGCGAGGAGTACTGGTTCACGGTGTAGAGTCCGAATTTCGGGTCCGTGTTGTGGACGGCGGCGTAGTTCTGGTACCGCCCCTTCTTCCGTCCCCGTTTCCCCCGTTCCGGCGTGCTCTTCTCCGTGGTGTGAATCCAGTAATAGGCGCCTTTCCGGAATATCCGCGTGCGGTCGGCCCTCCGTCCGACGATATCGACACGCCCAGCCTCGCCCTCGATGCCCCGGGCCAATGCTCCCGTATCGTTCATCACCGGATGGGTGAATTTCCTGCCCCAGCGGGAAGTGCGCGGGGCCCACCTCTTCCCGTTGAACCCGCCGACGGCGAAGGAGGCCTGAAACTGCTCCTTGGCGTACTCCCCGGCCACCGTTGCGAAGTCGAAGGCGTTGTTCTCGAGACGGCTGGCCATCGCCGTCGTCCACTTTCCCGGTACCCACTGGGCACAGAATTCATCGAGCGTGATCTTGGACATGGTAGAACCTTTCTTTTAAGCGTTTCACGATTTGTTGTACTTCCTCCGGCAGCGGCTTGGAGAAATAGGCGTGCGCCGAAGAGAATATCCTGCCGCCCGTGGCCAGGCTCTCCCGGAAGACGGGGTCCACCCGCCCGCGGTATTCTTCACCGGCAGGAAGTGCCCCGTGCACCGACGCGAAGCCGTCCGCGACGAGAAAGCAGCGGCAGCCCCATTCGATGGGCGGTATCAGCTCCGGCGGGAACTCGGACTTGCGGTATGACAGACCTTCGAGCGAGAGGTGCCATGGCCGCACGCGCTCGTCCCCCTGCGTCATGTAGGTCACGACGGTTTCGGGGCTTATGGTCAGCCACCACGCCGCCATCGAGGCGGCAAACAGCACCTGGTCGTTCTCCCGGGCGGCGTAGGTCAGGTTGTAACGCTCGCATAGGGTTTCGTATGCGGCAATCTCTTCGACCCGCGGCTCTCCGGGAAGCTCTTCCAGCAGGGCGGTCTCCTCGGCGGCGGCGAAGTCCACGAGATTGTCGACGGCAGCCAGAAGGATGTCCCGCTGCCGGCGTTCCCGCTCCGTGGTGAATTCATTATGACCGCGCAGGATATCCAGTGCCCGGTCAAGGTCCAGCCGCAGGCCGGTCAGGGCACGGTCCACGAGGAACGAGGCACGCAGCGTGATGATATCCTCGATAATATCCTTGCGTTCGGCGCTGTTCTCCCAGAACAGCATCAGCCGGCGGAACGCCTCCCGTATCACCTCGTACTCTTTCCGCGTGTCTGTCTTCTCGGCCCTTGCGGCAAGGATACCGGGGAGCGGAAGCCGGGCCGTTACTCCGTTCCCCGCAGAAAATTTGCGACCTTCACGCCCCGCGGATGGCCGTATCGCTTGTAATACTCCTCGTCGGACATGATATGGCGGTCATTGCTGCTGCCGCCGACAGACACTCCGCCCGTACCGCCGTAGGCGCCGTCCGGAATCACGTTGAGCTGTTTGCCGACATTGATGCCAAACTCCTTCTCGATCTCGTCCGCCGCCACCTCGTACTTGTCCGTGATGAGCGAGTAGAGCTTGATACGGTCCTCGTTGTTCATCTCGATACGGTTCGAGTACTTGAACTCCAGGCCGTCGGGAATGTAGCCCATGGCCACCAGACGGGGAACGACCTCCTCGTTCATCACGTTCTCGATATACCTGCGGTAAACCTCGATGCGGTCCCGGAAAATATCCTGGTGGGCTTTCGTGGAACCCACGTACGACTGCATGCCGCCCGCCATCGACTCGCTTCCCAGCACGAGGTTCGAGACCTCCTTGTTGACGAACTCGATAAGTCCCGTGTAGATCTTCTCCGAGTTGGACATGGTGAAGGTCTTGATGTCCACCTCGTCCTCGATGCCCGTAACGACCACCTTGTTCTGCGCGGCGTTGGCGATCTCGTTGGCCAGGCGCTTGCGGTCCGCGTTGCTCTCCGAAACGGTCTTGCCATGTATGATGGGCTGCCCGTACGTGTGCGAGAAGTTGACATAGTTGGCGACGGTGAATTTCTTGGCCAGGATGAGCGGCGTCGTGGCCGAAAAGAGCCCTAAATCCCCGGAATTGACGAGAATATAGTTCTTCGCGTAGGTCGCGTGACGCAAATCCCAGTGCGGCTCCCAGATGCCCTGACGTTTGAGGACGATACGCTGGTCCGCCAGCACGTTGCGCCGCTCGATGCTGTTCACCTCGGCGAGCTTGCCCGTCTTCGCGTCGATGGCGGGCATGATTTCCAACAGGGTGTAGCCATAGAGCTTGGATTCCACGATGCCCTTGATGATTTTGTCGAACTGCGAACCCTGAATTTTCTGCGTCTGCTCCACATCCTTGATGTACTTGCCCTTCTCGTTCATGCGGGCGAGCATGTAGCGGTCACCCAGTATCTGGCTTTCGAGCGTCTCGATGACGGCGCGGATATGGGCATCCTGCTGAAGGCAGGCTTCGTACAGGTCGATCAGGCGCGCCCGGTCGTCGAGGATGCACCCGAGCAGCACGTCCTGACGCGAGGAGCGGTAGCGGTTGTCGCGCTCGATCTCGCGGACGTATTCCTGTATGGTCTTCTTCGAGGTCCGGAATATGCTCTCCAAAAGGGACCCGTTGAATGCGTGGTCGGATGTCGTCATTTGCAGGCGGTTTTACCTAAAGAGTAGCGGCGTTTCCCGGCGAAGGTTTTTCCCGAAAAAAAGTATATGGAACAGAGAGGATTTAAGGTTTGAGAGTCAGAGAAAAATGCGTTATCAAAATATATAGATTTTGCGCCTATTTTACGCATTAAATAGCTAATAATCAACGAAAATAATTCAGGCAAAATCTGAAAATAAATGCCATTTTATTACTATATTTATGATTGGAATATATAAATTTGCGTTCAATTTTCAACAACTTACGTCATGGAAAATAGAAAATGAAAACCGTTTCGATTCCTTGCCGGCAGATCCGGTACAAGGAATTTCCCGAACTGCTTTTCGGAACGTCGCGGGACGGCGACGGTCCGTACTATTTCGACGCCACGCATTTCATCCGCGCCCGGGGCAACGGGCAGCGGCACAACGTGCGGGAGTTCCGCCTGGCTTTCCATCACTGGATAGAGGCGCTCTCCGGGGCGTACGGAATAGATACGGAAGACCTTGTCGTCCGCGACGAAGCGTCGGGGCACCTGTTAATTGATGAATGTCTGGCTTTGCTGTTCGTCGTCTACATCGAACCTTCTTTCGGTGCCTACATGTTGGAGCGCCTTTCGGAGATGCTGATCGACGGCTTTTCTGTTTCGGACACGTGGCTGGCCAAAGCGGCCGGCCTTAGATTTACGCGCGAGGAATTAACACAAATTTTAGAGAATTATGAGACGTAGCAATTTTAAGCGGCCGAAGACGGTACTCGTCTTCAACGGGGCACAGGTCCTCGTCGCTGTCATTCGCTCGCTCCATAGCGCGGCGGAACTGACGAAAGGTAACTTACAGGCTATTTCATTCTGCTGCACGGGCAAGTATGTCTGCAGCGGCGGGCTTTACTTCCGGCACCTGCACCCCGATGTCGAGGTGGGGCTCGACGACCTCGACAACCTGCAGTTACAGGAGTACGACGCCCTGTGCGGGGAGAAGCGCACCTACTACTCGGTACGGCAGATGGCCCGCAAACGTGTATCACGCCAGAAGAAAAACGATAACGACGAAAAAGAGAGATGACTATGAGAGAAAACAGAAAGGTTCCGTTCCGCGACACGACCATTCGCGTATCGCGGAACCATGACGGGATGCTGCACGTGTCGGCGGACGACGTGTGCGGAATCCTCAAACGCGACGAGCTGCTCAAAAAGGGCGGCATCGCGAAAATCTGCCCGTCCGCCATCCGGATGCCGCTGCGCAAGGGCGGACATGAGTTGTGGGTGTTCCGTCCCTTGGACATGAGGCGGCTCCTGCAGTACGTCCGCAAGGAGAGTATTCTACCCCGTGACCTGTTCGACGATCTGGAAACATGGGGCAACCAGCTTTTCGAACTGGAGGCCGGAAACCTGCACCCGCAACGGCAGGCGGACACCGTCTGCCATTTCGCGGAGGATTTTCCCGTGACATTCCGACGCGTCGGCGACAAGCTGATGGTCAACGCCACGCAGATCACGATGCGCTACGACAAAATCCCGTCCGAGTGGCTCCGTATAGCTGCCACGGACCACCTGCGCCGCGAGCTGGCACGCACCGGACAAACGGACCGTTACGAGTTCCAGCTCTTCACCACGCGGGGACGCGGCAAGGGCGCCACGTGGATAGAGTCGCCGCTGCTTGTCCCGCTGGCGCGTTGGATAGCGCCCGATACGGGACTGGCCGAATGGTGTGAGGAGCAACTCGTGATGCTGGCGGCAGGTCGGGTACGGCACCGGCCGGTGCCGCGCGGGGCGGAAACCGGCAGCCTGCCATGTCTGGACCGTCCCCTTCCGGCGAACATGGAGGAGGCACTCTCGCAAGTCGACGAGCTGCGTAAGACCGTACGGGAGTTCCTGCCCAAGGCAGCCTTTTACGACGAGTTCGTCGAGAGGCGCGAGTGGTTCAAGAGCACGCGTATCGCCGATGAGCTCAACACCTCGCCGCGTGACCTGCATCGCTTTCTCCACGAGGAAGGCATCTGCATGTACAGCAAGCAGCAGTGGGTCGTGCTCCCGGCATACCGCTCCTGGCAGTGCGACGTTCCTTACACTTGGGAGAACGACCGGGGCGAGGTCTTCACCTTCGGTTCCCGCAAGCGCTGGACTCCGGTGGGACGTGAGTGTATCATCGAACTGTGGTGGAGGAAACACCCCGAATACCGTTGAGTATGGAGACAGCATTACAACGAATCATCCGGAAAACGGGACGCAAGCCCGTGGAATGCCGGTGCGCCGCGTGCAGGGCACAGTGCCGTACCCCGTGTCTCGGCACGCCGGAGGATATCCTTCGTCTGCTCAAGGCCGGCCACAGGCGACGGCTCGCGCCAACGCTCTGGGGTGTGGGATTGCTGCTCGGGCGGCTTCCCTACGCGGTGCTGATGGTACAGGCCCGACGGGAGAACGGGTATTGCACCTTCTTCCGGGACGGGCTGTGCGAGCTGCACGAGGCCGGACTGAAACCCACCGAGGGCAGGCTCTCGTATCACACCATCACCGTGGAGAACCTCAAGTTCGGGCGTTCGCTCTCATGGAACGTCGCCCGGGAGTGGCTGAACGGGAGGAATGACGCGGTCATCGGCGAGATCACCCGCCTGATGGCGGAATAGACAAGAACCCGGCAGGCAGACGCATGACAGTATTAACCCGTTAATTCCTCACCGCCGGACATCTGCCTTCCGGGTCTGTTTTAATTCGTACTGGTTACAAACAATTCATACCGGTTGGGGCTATCCTTATCCAAAGAACTATTTGATAACCAACAGTACGAGTATGAAACTGAAAAAGAGAATGACATTCGACGAGATGGCAGCGCATCTTGTCGAGAACACAGGCAAGGTGGCGAACCGGGTAACCGTGGGACGCTACGCCAGAAAATTAGGGTACTCCGTCTATAAACCGATGATCAAGGGGAAAATCCGGCATTGCTATCTCAACGAGGCGATACGGGAAGAGTCGGAAGAGGTTGAACGGAAAGATGCGAAGGAGGAGAAAAAATGAAAAGGGAGCAGGCTTATTTTTATCAGGTCTACAAGGGCCTTGTCATGGGGTTCGGCATGTGCGAGGCGGTCTTCATGGCATACATGGCGGACCTCGACCGGCTCAGGAGGTCGGGAGCGGATACCCTTTCCGGGCTGAACGCGCATCTGGGCGCTACCGGAATGGGCCGGAGGTCTTTCGAGCGGTGTGCTCGGAAAGCCGTCCGCATGGGGCTGCTGGAAAAGATACCCGTCGACGGCAGGTACGACTACGTGTGGAACAGCACGGCATACGCCAGACTGGTGGAGATCGTCTCAACCAACACAAGCTACGTGGTCTTGCGGGAGTTCTGCGACAGGGTGTTCGAGGCCGAAGGCAGGGAGGTGTCGTCCGTTACCGACCGTGAGGTGAGAATATTGAGGAATACCCCTTTTCCGAGGGGCGATAGACAATGAATGCCGGGGATACCGCCGTATGGAAACGCCGAGTCTTCGGCGTTTTTTTTTGTGCCCCGCGGTTTCGAGCCTGGATTCCCGCGAAAGGCGGCATCAGAAACGTATCTTGTTCAAATGTTCAGATACCCTGTACTTTTGTACAAATATCCTGAACGGGAGGTTGTACGAAAATACAATGAGTACAAGATATAGTATAAGATAACAAGAACAGATAGTTGTACTTTTTTCTTTGAAGCAAAGAAAAAAGATACCAAAAAAGAAACGATAATGGACAGACGGCATACGCCGTCTGGGGAATTTTTGGCTTTATTAAGAAAGGATATTGTGCTACCCGAACATAGAACGACAGGGTATCTTTTTCTCTGGAACCCAGATAAGAAAATGAAGGAACAATAACCGTCATTTCTTCTTGCCTCTGCCTTCAACGTCGCTTTTCCCGACGCATCGACCTTCCGCCTCTGCCCCGTGCTGCACACGCAGGACCGATACGAAACATTCCCGCACGTTCCTGATTGCCTCCGGGGACACGAAATAGTTTCCGGCCGCCCGGCGCTTACGGTCCCGAGGCTTGTAAGCATCCCGGGCTTTGCGAATTTCTAGGTATTCATCCAGATAGTAGTAGACCTGCCCCCGTGACGGGCGGTTTCCCACTACTTCCACACTGCGCAGGTGGCCGTTCCAGACGACACCCTCGGCTGCAAGCGCACGGTCGAACTTCACGCGGGCCGTGGAACCGACAGGCTGTATCTGGAAGTCGGCAGCGACACCGGCCACCTCGTACATCGAGTACATGGGGCGCTCTCCCTGACGCATCATGCAGTACATGACAATATGTCCTCCGGCGTCGATCTCCTTGAAAACCCCGATAATTACATCCTCGCCGAGTGTGCTGAGTTGCACACGCGCTCCCTTCCGGGGTATGTAATCGTTCTTTTTCAGCCGGCATTGGCGCATATCCCAAAGCAAACGGCTGCCATTCAGCAAACGTTGTAACACCCTTTTCTCTTCCTGCGAGGCCGGACGGCAATCGTCCAAACGCATCACGACCTCCTCCACGCATAATTCCCCGTCCACGGTACACCGCGCGGCTACGGCTACGCAATTCCCTGAAATGCCGCCTACGACACCTATTTCCGATGTCGTACGGTTCACTACGGTGCTCCCTTTACGAATCCGCTCGTACGAGGAGGCACAGGTTGCCTCGGATTTTATCTGTTTTTCTGATCTCGATTCCATGTTCACTTTCCCGTCCGTCATTCATGCGTGCATATACACAAAAAGGACGGTTTGACAAATATATACATTATTAGATAAATAAACGGGAAGGCGGCAGCCAAAACCTCGTCTTTTAATATAAATAAGCAAAAACCGAGCAAATATGTCAGATTCTTACGCAATGGAAATACCCTGTATATCGTGTAGAAGGTTGATAGACAGCCTCCCGGACACCGGATAAAAGAGAACTGAAATGCTGCATCCTGATACCCAGACCCGTACAACGAAAGTCCTCGCACATGACGGCATTCCCCGGGTAAGGAAACGGGCGGGAAGACTGTATATAAACGCCCCTTGAAGAGGCCATGCCGGAAGCCGGAGGCACCAAAAGAGCTCGAAAACCTGTATATTTTTGAAAATTGCAAACTGCTGGCAGGACACGGGGATAGCCTGCAAAACAGCGCCCTTCGGACGTATATATTCTGCCCCTTGCTTACAGTTTCAGTGCCGGAAGGCGTTCCGGAGCCCTTTTCAAAAACGGGACTTGAAAAAATGGCCCGAGGACAGAAACCGAATCCGCACCCGCAGGCATACCCTCCCCGTTCTTTTTCAAATTATTACTACATTGATTATCAATGCTTTATTTGTTTTACTTTTGTATAAAGTAAACCTGAAACCGCTTTTTTGTCCGTTATTGCTTACAAATTGAAAGCAATAAAAAATTTTTTTTCATGATACACAACTATAAAAAAGAAAACCGTCTTGTTAAAACGCTGTAAAACAGCCATTTATGTAAAATTTCATTTTATTACACACTTTGAAACGGGCTTTTTTTGATTTTTGCAAAGAAAAAAAATTTTCATCTTTTTATAAATAGTTGATATTCAATCGTTTAAAACCATTCCTCGCGCGCGTGCGTTCCATGTTTGGAAAAAGGGGATTTTTAAGGCGGTCTAAAAAATTTTTTTTGAAAAAGTTTTGGAGATTGGAAAAACGGTTTTATAATGCAGTGTACTCGAAAGCCAAACAGAACGGCAGACAAGTACGGAGAAAAAAGAGAAAAAAAATAGATAACTAAAAAACAGATTCAAGAAACAGAAAAAACAGTCCGTCGAGAGCGAGAAACAAAAAGCCCTTTTTGTGGGAAACCTATTTTTGAGGCTTGGAAAATCAAAAATTCGCTTGTTCGCTTTGGAGCGATTAAATAGGGTGTTAAATAACCACACCGAGCAAGACTACAAACCAATGTAGCAAGTTGGAACGGTCTAAAAACGTGTTTTTAGTCCGCATACACAAAGCACGCTAAATTTTGGGAGTGCGAGAGTTGTATGGAAAAAGGACGTGTAAGAATAATGCCATAATTGCGCCCTTGTGCGCTCGGAATAAAATACACGATAGCGGTAAAAACTATCCGCATAGAGGACGCCGGTAAATGTATATGCCAATGCTATACCCAATACCCAGCTCGGCGATAACGCCTAAATGCCTCACCTTACAGTTAGCTGCCGGATTGGGAAAGATCCGGGACGTGCCAGAGAAGCGTCTTGCCGAAATTGGAGTAAAGCAGCGCAGTGCCACGACACGAGTGATGCGTGAGTAAGCCGATACACGATATGCCGAAAGTGCGCTCATTTGGATAGCTCTGCTATGGGGTACGTTATAAGGTGCGACAAAGTTACGAAAAAATTTGCCGTGCAGGGTGAAATGCACGGCAATTTTTTGGGCACGTGGCGGGAAATGCCACACTTTGTACAGCGTGCAAAGGTCGGGGTTCGATTCCCCGGGTGCCCGCAATGCGTGATTTTGCGCAGCAATTGTTTAATTCAAATCATTATGGCAACTTCTAAATTGAACAAGGAACAGTATGCAAACCTCAGCGCGTTTGCAGGTGTAATGCTGGTTTACAGCTCGACCAACCGTGACGGTGAAACGGTGCAGACCGCACAGCATTTCTTAGGCAAGGACTTCGAGCCTGCCGACAACTCGGACGACGAGATTTTCCGTGTGATTAAAAACGTGGTCGCAACGATGTGGCACACCATTGCCGAGGAAAAGCGGCTGCGGCAGGATGCCGACGGTATCCGCTCGAAATTCCGTGCCACAACTCCGGCGGAGATTATCATCTGCGACAAGAACCGTAACCGCATCAAGCACTATGACCTGACGGACAGCGTGTGGGCACGTATCGGGCTTGTACCTACCAGAGTGGATCTGGAGAAATCGAACCGTGACTTTGCCAAGACCATCCATGCGGCTGCAAAGGCTATCCGCAATGCCATGAACTTCGCCCCGAACCTCGCCAGCCTCGCAAAAGCTGAAAAGGCAGACAAGAAAAACGGCAAGAAAGGCGGCAAGGCAGCGGAAAATGCCGAAAGTGCGGCAACCGTGACGGCTGAAGCCACAACCGCAACCGAACCGGTGAAGGAAGCCGCGTAACGTGCGGACAGGGTGAACAATCTGCCGGAACAGGCGGATACGGGCAGGCATGGTGCCGTGAAAGCGGCGTGTGCCTGCCTTTTTCGTATCTGCCACCGTGTGGGGCGCTTCTCCGGGTACCTGCCGGAAATACGCCCTTTTCGTTCCGGGTAAAACAGTCGTAACATGAAAGAGGAAAAGAATTTCCCGGCGGGAAACGCTGCCGGGGGTGTGCCCGCGCAGGACGCGGAGTACACCGTTGATGACCTGAAAACCGCTCTGGAGGAGTCCGAGCGTTCCCTGCATGAGGCTGTCTTCATTGCCCGCAAGGTGTGGGAACTGGACAGCGACGCCATCCAGTTCGACATCGACGACCTTGTGCAGATAGAATCGGCATTGCAGGAGATATGCAACATCACCGCCGGAATTGACAGCGGGGACGATGGTGAGTAACGGCATAAAGCGCACACGTGCCGCGGAAACTGCGGGGCGTGCACGCTTTTCCGGGCATTGATATACACTATGCCGGGACTGTACCCCGGAATGCCCGCACTTTTCAAATTCAATTCCCAACTTACTTCTTCACGCCGTGAGGCGTTGTGCCCACCTTGTACATAACACGGTTAAGCGCGGTCAGGCGTTCAGCGGAACAACCTGCCGTGCTTCCGCTGTTATCCGTGAGGAGAAGCGGGGAAACGGATATGCCAGAAATAAACAGGACGATATATGATAGAAGTATTCGACGTGAAACGTACCCGCAGTTACGGGTGCTTCGCCAGTTTCAGGGCTGCCACGGACACGCTTGACAGCCTTGCCATCGCGGGACAGCTCGGAAGGGTGCCCGCCGTCAGCGTGTCGGCGTACCGGGGCGGGACGTTGCAAAGGGAATATGACGCCGTGCGTGCCGGTGGCAAATGGCACGTGCCGAAAGCGCCGGAAAAGCGGATGCCGGAGATGAAGCCCACGGGCGGAAGATGCCGCAGGAAATGGTGCAAGGAGTACGCCACGGCGGAGCTGATGTTCCGCGAGGGGTTCCCCGACCACCTGAACCGCAGCTACCCGCTCTCGGCGGACAGCCTGAGACGGTGCAACCGTAAGTGCAGAATCTATATGCAATAGTAAAATGGTAATGGACATGAAAACATTGGCAGACGTGAAACGGAAAATGACGCCCGGCTCGAAGTGGCGGTGCGTCCAGTTGTTCGAGGGCGGACAGGACCTCGGCGTGCGTGAAATCGGCAAGGTGCAGGGTAATGCCGTGGCGTTCCTCAAACCCGACGGGAAACTCTCGTGGTTGTGGTGGCCCAAGGCAAAGGACGTGAAGGTGGAGGGAAACTCCTTCACCGTGCTCCAGAACGGGGTGCCGAAACTCAAGTACACCCTCTCCGAGTAGGGAGAAAGGAAAATTCATGCAAAATAATACGAACCAATATCAACTATGGGGGCTTCATGCCCCTATGCTTTTATAAACAGGAAGGAAGAAACATGGCGAAAATAACGAAGAAACAGGTGGATGCCATCGATGCCGCGTGCCGGAACGGGTTCAGTTTCGACCGATACGGTTTCACGGTGCTGGGCGAAAAGCGCCTTTCGAGGAGCGTCACGCTCGTGGAAGACGGCAAGGAGGTGAAACTCACCCTCGGGTGGCAGAATGAAACAGTGAAATACACGAACAAGCACGGCTGTATCGTGTCGGCCCGTACCGGAAACGTGGTGCCGCAGCTGCACTGCTCGGTATGGGAGAAGGCTCCCGGGGAAAGTTGCTGGCACAGCCACGGGCTGGGGAAGTTCCACGTGTTCAGGGACAAGGCTTTCCCGAAACGGATGATGAACCGGCTGTGCGGGGTGACGGAGCTGGTCACGGACGAGCTGGTGTGCGAGATGCTCCCCGAACGAGAACGCGAAGAATTCAGACAGAAAATACAGGAGCGGAATGGAGATGAATAATTTATCCACCCACCAGCGGGGCGTGATCCTGCGCGGCATCTGCGGCGGCGCCGCGCTGAGAGACAAGTCGCCGCGAATTTCTGAAAACAATACCGTCATAGTCTGCGCCGGAGAGCTGGAGATCTGGGACATCTGCTGCATCAGCAGCGATGCCGAAGCCTTCGGACTGAAACCGTCCTTCAGTTATGACGGGCAGACGAGAATCACTTTCACCCCCAAAGAACAAGCGGAATGAAATCATATTACTACCTGGACTGCCTGCACCGTGAAATCTTCCTTGAAGAGGAGGATATTCAGGCCGTGCCGGAAAGCGGGCGGGCGGACGATGCCTGTGCCGCCATAGCGGAAAAGGCATACGTCGCGGAGCAGTTCCGGACGGATTCCTTCCCCACACTCAAGGAGGCCGTAAACAGCCTGTGCGACACGCCTGACATACGCAGCCGCCACGACGCCCTGATGTATATCGTGTGGATGGCGGCACTGGACATCAGGGAACGGCGTACTCTGCGCCATGGCGAAGCCGCCATCAAGGTAACCCGTGAAGACGGTTTCGTGTGGCTGCTTGTACCGGCGGAAAAAGCCCGGAAGCTATGGGAGGCGGATGTTTTCGCCCTGTACAGGCTTTACGCGGATGACTCGGAATCCCTGATCGAAAGCGAGGCGGATCTGGAATCGGCCATCGAGGGCGGATACCGGATAGGTATCGAGGTGGGGTTCGCCTCCGTAATGGGTCATGCCGCCCGGATGAAACAACAATAAAAATCGAGAACAATCAAACAACAATCAAGACGAAAGGTATGGAAACAACATTATTGACAAAGAAAAATGCCCACCGTGTGACCATGGTGCGGCGCGTGGACGCCCCGGGCAGCGAACCGGTGGCGTTCCATTTCAGGGGAAAGAGATACGGGTACTGCAGCTACGCCCACCTGCTGGGTGACCCTGCCAGGGAGGAAATCCTTGCCCCGGCGAATTTCAAGGACTGGGAAGTCGTGAAAGTGGCGCACCCGGGCTACCTGGAAGAATATTTCAAGCAGGCGTGCGACTCCTACAATCTTACCTCCTTCTCGCCCGAAGAACGCGGCGAAACGGACATCGCCACCCACGAGAAGGAACTGCACGGGGACCTGACGGCAATGCCAGAGAACCAGAGGGAACGTTACACGGAGAACTACAAGCGGTATTTCTCTGCCATGATTGCCGCGAACGGCCGCTGTGCCAGCGCGATGATCACGGGGCCTGCACGCTTCAACACCTCCCGTAACGAGAAGGCCTGCAACAGCCACGCCAAGAGCGTCACGGCGTTCCGGGAATGGCGGGAACGTGCACTCGAAGCGATTCGCAAGGCTACCGAAGCGGCCAAGCCCGAGGAGCAGCGTCTCGAGGAGGAGTGGCAGAGGGTCAAAGCCCTTATCGACGATGCCGCCTCGACCATTCACGGTATCGATACGGGTACGGTACGAGGCTATAGCCGCGCTCTTTTCGTCAGCAACCTCGCCGGGCGGCTCTCCACCTACGTCAATCATGGCAACGTGGAAATCATCGACCGTGCCGTCGCTTATCTGCGGGAATGGAACGACAAGGTCAAGAAACCCATCGTCACGGCACGCCACTCGATCTTCAAGTATCCCGAACTCGTCCGCAAGGTACAGGAAAAGCAGCAGGAACGGGCGAGCCGCGAGAACAAGGAAGTTCCCTTCGACGGCGGCAAGGTGGTCTACAACTTCGAGGAAGACCGCCTGCAAATCCTTTTTGACAAGATACCCGATGCCGATATGCGCACGACCCTGAAACGCAACGCCTTCAAGTGGTCGCCGCGCAACCAGGCATGGCAGCGGCAGCTCACCCGCAATGCCGAATATGCCGCCGGCCAGGTGTTGAAAATAACCATTTAACCCGGCTGCTTATGAAATACATCATCGATTCACGTTATTTCGACGGGGCATGCCTCACGTCCATGTCGGACGACACGCGCAGCGATTACAGCGGCAAGACACTGGAAGAACTGCGCCAGGAGGAGAAGAACCCGCACCTGGCCGCCGTGTCGCCCGACCGCATGGCACTGCTGGTGAAACGTTATAGCCGGGCACTCAGCCGGCCCTTCCGGGAAATCACGGAGGAACGCTACCATGACCTTTTCGAATGCCTGCCGCCGGCACGCATGGGAAGGGACTGGTTCTTCGTCGGTGAACCTTACTACGGCAACCTGTATCCCCTCTGCTTCCGCTCGGGCGGCAGGTTCTTTATGGCAGAACGTTCCGTCCGCCTTACCGACCGGGAAATAAGCGGCCAGATAAGGGGACACATGGAGAAACTGTACCGCCACCCGAAGATTGTCAAAGGAGAACCGTTCCGGCAGTATATGAGATGGTACAATACGAATGTGGCTTATGTCCCGTATTCGTTCGTCATGGACGGGAAAAAGCTGCTCCTACGGAATCTCGCCACGCGGACGGGGTCGGCTGTCGATGACCGCCGTAACCGTGGCGAAATGGCGGCGTTGCTGCGCAACCTGCGCGCAAACCACTACGAGTACTGCACGTTCCACTCGGTAAAGAAGGACATCCTCGAGTTTTTCGACTGGCTCCGGCAGAACAAGTACACGCTGGAAATCCAGGGCGGGCTGTTCGACTTCGCGGATGACCGTTCCCACGTGGACTTTCACGGCAACGTGTGCGAGTATTCTGCCGTGTTCCTGTACCGAATCTATTCACGCGAACTTTTCAGCCATATCATCGACCAGCTTCGCACCGTGAAACGGCATCATGCATGGCGTAAAAGGAGGGAAACACGATGAAAATCTCGAATGAACCTACCCCGTACCTCCTGCTCAAAGCGGGAACGGACAGTGCATGGGACTGTTGCGACTTTGCAATCGTGTACCTGTCGAAAGAGTGGAGACTGACACAGTCCGGCAGGTTGGAAGCCGCCAAGCCGTTCAAGGATGACATCTGTTTCCAGTCTTTGAACTTCTATGACATGTCGGCTGATTTTTACCAGCCGGACGAGGACGGGATGCCGGGCAGTGAGGATCTGCCGGAAAACAGCAATTGGTGCTTCGTGGAATTGACCGAAACGGAACTGGAAAGATTGGTGCCGCCTGACAATGTGCTGGACAGCCATATCTTGGCGGTATTCGCAAACGGGGAAGCCAGATACCGGGCGTACGGCAAGCATACCGACGAGCGGTTCTGGACTGAAAAATTCCCCTTGCAACAGATTCTGGATATACTGGCGAGTCATGAATCTTAAAATTTCAAAGCAGCCATGACAGAAATCATCAAAACGGACGGAACACGCTATCCGGTGCAGCCTGCCAATGGCACGCACTTCACCCTCGGGGAACTGCAAACGGTTGTCGGCGGCTGTATCGAACTGGTGGAACTGGACGGGGACACGGCGATGGTCGTCAACGAGGAGGGCAAGCTCATCCCCCTCTCCTTCAACCTTGAAGCGAGCAGGATATTCTGTGCCCATCACCCGGCGTCGGAAGACTTCATCGTCGGGGACGTACTTGTATGCAACAACAATCAAATCAGATAAAAATTATGGACAAAGAAAAAGCAAAAGCGCTCGGCGAAATCCTCGCGCACTACAAAGAATTACAGGAGAATAACAGTGTAAACCTGATCGAGTTCCATACCGCTGGCGGACAGAAACACGGTATCGGCAACCCGGAAGCCATCAGGCTGCTGCTTTCGGTGGCGGTCATCGAACTGGAGCGCCAGCTCCGGGCCGCACAGTTCGGTGATATTCCGGAAAGCCTGGAAAACAGCCGCGAGTACAAGGCCGCCAAGCAGCTGGAATGGGCGTTGAATGATATGGGGTTCAAGCCGGAACGTTTTGCCGAATCCCTTGCATTTTTTCACAGAACACTGGAACAGAATTTCTTCCGGACGGTAAAAGCCTCCATCCTCTCCATGGCAGAGCGTGATTCCTGCCGTATTGACGGACGCAACAAGGCTTCCTATGAGATGTGCCGGATGTTGGCCCCCATGTTACAGGATACCAGACTTCCCTTTATCTAACAGGCCATGTTCATAGACGAGAGGACACAAAACCGCATTCATGCCAATCCGGGAGAGAGCATCTCCCATGGCACGATGCGTACACAGGACCTGATCCCGGCATTCATGGATGTTATCCTTGACACGCCGGAGTACGTGCAGGTGATGAACGCCGTCCCCGCCCATGCCATGGATGACGAGGCTGCCGAATGGTGGGACAGCGACGAGGCGGCCGGGCTGCTGGAATCGCTGTTCGACACGCTCGACGGCTACTCCCCGGAAGAACATTATTTCGGTGCCCACCCCGGCGACGGCTCCGATTACGGGTTTTGGAAAATGGACAGGGACGAATAAATGCCGGAACATGATACGGATTACGAAAGACAAGTGGCATGGCATCTTCAAAGACGGGACTTGTATCGGGCAAATCTATCTTGCCCGTGCCGAAAGCAGGAAATTGAGATACTGGGCAATCTCCTGCGTGAGTGGAATCGGGTTCAGCACTTTCAATGATGCCCGCAGTTACGCCAAAGATTTCCTTTAATAGAAGAACCGCATGATAAATTGGATACAACAGACACTTTTGCGCCGCAAAAGGACGGACAAAGGCAGGATGACGCTCGAAAAGCTGAAGGAGGAATACCGGGACAGCGACGTGTGCATGGGGGAAATGCTGCTTTCCATGCCCGCCGACGGGCTTTCGATAGAAGACGCGTTCGAACTGAGTGTCGCCGCCAAAAAATGGGCGGACGGCGACCGTTTTTACCGGGTTGTCGATGACGGAGAGCCGGAAGAATTGTAAACGACCTACAACGGACAATAAAAAAACAAAGAAAAATGGACAGATATGATTTCATAAGATTCGGGGAACAGGTACGCTGGTACGACGAAAGCGAGGACCTGATGGAGACCATGCAGGTGTGCTGCCCCGTATATCCCCCCGTGCAAGGCGACACGAGGGTACAGCTGGTATCCGCCGGAATGGAGGCGCTGCAACCGGGACGCGTGTCGGAAAAGACGGTTAGGGCCTCGCAGCTCGTGCCCTTCATAAGCCACTTCGGTAGGGGATACTGGGAGGCCCTCACACAGGCGGCGGAGAACGGGGCAGGCACGGACCTGCTCGAGGCGATGATCAGGAACGGCTGTCTGGGCCTGGGAGAACAGATATGCCTGTTCTGCGGCAGGGCGTCGGCAAGCGTGCACGCCGCATTCTGCAGGGTATATCCCGAAGAGGGAAGCCTGCTCGACGTCATCGAGTGGCAGGGACAGGAATACCCCGTAAGGAAGCTGACACTGTTCCGGGGGACGGAACAGGAAATGGAGACAGCCGTATCGGTCACCGCATTGCAGAGGAAGCTCATCGGACGCAGGAGCGGCACCCCCGTTTCAAAGGCCGCGGGAAAGGTCGACGAGGGTATTTATTATTACTGCGAACAGGAAAAGGAGTTCCTCCTCCCGCAAGAAGGCCTCACCGCATTTGTAGAAAGGGGGTGAGACAGGGAAATGGTACGATTAACAGAATAGAATATGGACTTTACTGAATGCTTACAAAGTCATAATCTTCAACGCTTTACAATAAAAACAGACGAACCATGTCAGACAAGATATTACAGATGTTCTTCGACATAGACCGGTGGTCGAAAGCGATTGAAAAAGGTGTCCTGAAAGACATCCGCAAGGACCAGCTTATCCGGCTGACCGACGAGCATACCCATATGGCGATGGCCGACGCCATGATGCAGGGCAAGTATGAAATCTCCCCGCCGCATACCGCGCAGATACCGAAGGAAAACGGCGAGTTCCGCACCGTATATGTGAACGAACCCATCGACCGTGTGGTATTGGGCATCGCCAACGACTTGTTGTTCGATCTGATGCCCGGGATGCTGCATGGCTCTTGCAAGTCCTACCAGAAGGGTATCAGCTGCGGTAAGGTCGTTGCCGAGGTCAGCCGCAGGATGGCGGATGCCGCGGGCGACGGCTGCCTCGGGTGGAAAGCCGACCTGAGCAAGTATTTCGACAGCGTCCCGCTGTGCCACATCGACGGGGCGTTCGACAAGGTGGAGGCCAGACACGGGCATTCCGCGCTCATCGACGTCTTGCGGAAATACTACCACAACGACCTCTATTTCGATGAGGACAATGTCCTGCAACGCAAATTCCAGTCATTGAAACAGGGCTGCGCCGTGGCCAGCTGGCTGGCAGACGTGCTGCTCTACGAGCTCGACGAGGAGCTCTCCCGGATGAACGGCTATTACGTCCGCTACTCGGACGACATGCTCTTCATCGGTGAGGATTACGGGAAAGCGATGGAAGTGCTCCGAATGCGGCTGGAAGAGAAAACCATGAAACTCAACCCGAAGAAGGTGGAATACCTGACGGCTGACCGATGGTTCAAGTTCCTCGGTTTCAGCATCAAGGGCAGCATGGTCTCGCTCTCCCCGTCCCGCATCAAGACCTTCCAGAGAGAAATTGAACGGCGGACGATCCGCCGTCGGGATACGACACCGGCCAGGGCCGTCAACGCCGTGAACCGCTACCTCTACAAGGGCGAGTTCAGCTGGGCGACCCAGATACTTCCGGTATGCAATGTCCGTGGGGATCTTGACGAGCTGAACAAGTTCGTGATGGACTGTCTCAGGGCCGTGAAGACCGGCAAGCGCAAGGTCGGCGGTCTGGGGTATGTCCGTGACCGCCCCGGCGGCTGTATCGTCCGGGGACGGGGGCGCAATGTCAGGGCCAACCGTGCCAAAGCCGGCGGTGATATCACCGGTTACCTCACGCTGGGCTGCATGCGGAACGCCCTGCAAACGGGCCGGGCCGTGTACAACACGCTGGTGGCTTCACTGTAAATCATGCGCCGAACACGCGGCAGACGGGTGAAAAGGCCGAATTCAATGTTACAGGTAAAGCAGACCAGAATAGGAGATGTGACTCACCGGTCTACCAACCGGTGAGTCACATCCTGTTCTGGTTCATACCTGTAAATATCAGGAAAGTAAAGTCACGTGTCGACGGCCTGACACCCGTCACGGAACGAAGCACATCGGGAAAGTTCGAGGAATAGGTTTTAGCATCCCGCGTGCCGAACGTCTTCCTTCCGAGTCTGAAGGCGGCAGACCACCGCCTTCGGACTTCGGCAGAAGACGCACACGCGGGCAACATCGGAAACATAAAGACATGTGTCGGTATTATGAGAACTTTCCTCTTTTCCAGCACAGGAGCATGGTTCAAGGAATGACATTCAGCGTCCCGTGTCCAATCACCCTCTGTCGCGTCGTCGTATCCCTAACGTCATACGACGACGCCACGAAGGCTTCCGCCACGGGAGACATCAAGGACTTAAAGCAATGTGCCGGCATGTTCGGAGAACCATGCATCCCCCAAGCACAGGGTATGGCCGGTCGAGGCCGGGATTTCAATCGCGCAGCTCTATAACCTGCGGCCAGTTCCTTCCGCCCGCTTACCAGCCGGCGGAGTCACGGGCCAGCGGCAAGAGCTGCCCATATCGGACAAGTAAAGCAATGTGCCCTCCCCGGATGGGACCGGAAACGGTAGCGCGACCGGGTGTCGCACGAGGAACCGGAATTCAGCATACAGTCTTCAATCGTGGTCCTGAACCAGGCGATCACCTGGTTCAGGACCGACTGCAAGACTGTATTCATCGGAAATATAAAGCCACGCGCCGGCGGTTCGAGTGCGATTAACAGACAAACAGAAGTACAATGGAGAATATTTACCATGAGGCCGTCCGGGCTGTCGAGGGCGGCGCGAGGTTCAAGGTGGACCTTACCCGCCGGAGCCTGAGAATCGACGGCAGGTACATTATCCGTGAGGGACGGTACGACGGGGAACTGGGTGTCGCGCCCTGCACGGCGGACGAGGTGCTCTCGACGGTGGAGGAACTCTACCGCCGTTACAAGCACTCCGTTCCCTCGGAACGCAGCCAGAGCAAGGCGCGGCAATATTTCAGGGCCTTGCCGGAGGCGGACCTCGACGACGGGGACATGCTTTACGGCGAGCGCCGCGACAAGGCGCAGGCGGAACTGGAGGTGTACCTGCTCTGCCAGCTTATCAACGGGTTGGTGTGGAACCCCGAAACGATGGGCAGCTGGTTCTGGCAGGGAAAAACGGACAAGGATCTGGTGATACTCAGGCGTTGGGTGGAACCGGACTGTAATTCAACAACTAACAACATCAGAAAATGAGCTACAAGAAGAAAGAAACGAAAGTCCTGTGCCCGAGGTGCGGGACGGAGTTCGCCATCGCGGACAAGGAAAAGACAGTCATGGCAACCGTTATCGGGAAAGATTCCGGGCTGGGCATCGTGTACCCGGAGGTCGCCGGGCAGGACACGCCGCCCCGACAGGCGAAGAAACTGCCCAAGACCGCGAGGGAGCGTATCGAGGCGCTCCGTGCTGTCGGCGTGGACGTGAGTAACCTCTTTGCCATGCAGGGTGCCAACGGCGGCGAGTGCGTCGCCTCCAACAAGGACGGGCGGCTAACCGTGCTGGATGACGACGACCCGCTTTTCAGGCTGATTGCCGCCCAGGGCGATGTCCCGAACCGCCGCCTGTTCCGCCGCTGGGTCATGGCGCAGATGTTCCGCATGATGGCCAGCACGGACTACCGTTCCGGCGAGCTGGTGGGCGTGACGGAGATGATCCACCACCTGGGCTACGAGTACCAGTGGAAGATGCTCCTGAAAGAGCTGCACGCCCAGATGAAGATGGAGGGGCGGGACATGGAGAACTTTACAGACCGCAACCGCTGGTTCAATGTCAAGGTGGTAACGCAGATGGCCGAGGACCATATAAAGCAGCTTAAAAAGCGCGTGGATTCCCAGAAAACGAGGAAATGTAAGGGTGTCCCATACAAGCGTGTCGGCAGCCGCAACATCTTCGTGGAGGACCTTGAAGTCAAGGTCTACCGTCCGCTGCAAGCGCTCGTGTACGGTATCCGGAAGGCGAAGGACGCCGCCCGGTTGTACGCCGCCGCGAAGAGGTTCGACGGGCAGCGTTTCAAAATGCCGTATGGTACGCCCCAGTGCAAGGAATGGGTCAACGCCTACAAGGGAGCGGGCGCGTTCTTCACCATGCAGAACCTGATCCGTTTCCACGGCTGCACGGCCGTCAACGACCAGGGAAGACGTCTGGACAAGTACCAGTCGCTGGCGTTTCTCACGGCAAAGGCCGAAGCCTATAAGGACGGCGAGGGCTGGCGCCTGCTGGCCGTGCTGAAGAAGATGCTCGACGACAACAATATCGACATCCGGAAGAAGATGGCCCAGTGGAGAAAGAAATAATCCGGTCCTTTTCCTCCCGCCTGGTAAGCGGTATGGCGTGAGGGGCCGAAAAAATCACCAGCCAACTTCGGGATATGATGCTCATCTTCCGTGAGCACGATACGAGCATCTTCCCCGAGGTGGCCACATCGGGACGATAGAGAAATACCCCTGTTCGGCAATCACGCCCCTATTCTAATTTGTAACTAAAACTTTTATACAATGAGCAAAAAACAACTACGGCGCAGGGCCTACCTGCTGCACCGGCTGCGTAAACAGGGCATCCGGTGCCTGACACGCTGCCGCACCATCTTCTACCCCTACGGGGAAGACCCGAAATCGGTACCGTATATCCGCTGTCTGATGAGCGAGTTCCATTTCCATGTCCAGTTCGAAATCGTGGCCTGACATGCAACCCGGAGACATCGCCACGCTGAAGGTACCTTACAAGGGATACCGCCGCATAGAGCTGGTGGAACGGCTCCAGTACACGTGGCTGGTACGAATTTGCGGGAGCGGAAAAGAGATTGAAGTTTACGAAGACGAGTTTGAACCGGACGATTGAGGAAAATCCATCAATAATCGTCCGCGCCACTAAAACCGATGGGCATAATATCTAAATTGAAGAACAATGAGAACATTCAAAAAAGGACAGCGGGTCTACTGGAACGACCCTGCCGGGGAAACATCCGGCGAATACACGGTCATAGATCCCAAAGACGAGTACAACAAGGATTTCACCGAAGAAGATACCGCGGACTTCGACGAACGCATGATAGTTATCGGGAACGGTACGAGCGAAGCGGAGGTCTATGCCTCGGAGCTGGATATCCTGTCCCCCGTACCGGTTCAAGGCATTCCCAATTACATCGCCTACGCCCTTATCCTTATCACGGCCGCCCATTTAGGCTGCAAGGTAAAAATGCTCGCCACGGCACAGGAGGTATGGCGGACGAAACGCCTGCCCGAGGCGGTGCTGTTGGGCATGTACGAAAAGGCCGTACGCGACGCCGTTTCAGCTGTCAGGAAGAGAGGTCTGGCGGAACAGGCAGACCGTCTCGGAGAGATATTTTACAAGACGGGGGAATTTCCCCCGCCGGAAGAAGACAACGCATAAAACATCAGGAGTAACAAATGAAAACAAGGACTTTTCAGGAAATCTATGACTTCTGTCGTACGGACGATACCTACCGGAGCTATTTCGACGCATCGGACGAGTCCCGCATCACCGGAGCAAGGGCAAGAAAGTACTATTACGGCGACATTCGCCGCGGCCAGTGTCGTTTGGGGACATTCATCTACTGCCAGTCGATGCGGCAGCTTGAAAGGTTCCTCGGGGGCGCGAGGCAGGACCATTACATCCATGTTGACCCGCTGACCTGCCGGGAAGTGAGCCTCAAGGACGATATGTCCCCCCGCCAGGCCGCCTATGTCGTGGTACACGTCAGGCAATGGGGTGTGCAGATTGAAATCGACCACCCGCTGCATGACGGATGGGCATGTTTCACGGCACGTTCCCACCGTCCCTTTACCAGGGAAGGAATCATAGCCGAGGCGAAATCCCATATCGACAGGCACATCCTGCTGGCACCGGGCAGATACCGTGACCTGCAGATGGAACACATGGTTCCCAAGGAAAAATTCCCCGCGTGGTACAGCCGGTACAGGAAGGGACTCCGCGAGAGGGCGGAGGCCGAGCACCGGGACATGGTGGACAAATACCGACGCGGGAACGACATCACCCACGAGGAAGCCCGTGACATACTTGCCGCCTCGGGCATATTCTTCGACCTGGACTGCGACGAGTTCGAGCGGGCCGAGCTGACAGAAGAATTTGTAAGACTTTGTAACAGAAGATAAAAATGGAAACAGATATAGTACGGAAATGCGTCGCGGACTACCTGCGAAAAACGGACGGCGCCAAACGGCAGAGGACGGAACTGCAGGCGAAAATAGACGCCGCCCGCCGGAAAATCGCCTGGCACGAGAAACGGATATCGCGGCTTTTGGAGTTGTACGGGAAGATACAAAGGCCCCGGTGGACGGATGAAATCGTGGTACCGGTCATGACCGAGGTGGCCCGTCTCACTCCCGGGGTAACATGGGAGTATCCCGAACGGCTGAACATCCACGGGCTGAGGGCTGCCTGTTCCGTTTTCGGGAGGACCGGAAACGGGGAAACGGTCGGGCTGACCTTCTCCTTTAATGATGACACG